TGGCGATCCTGTGATAATACTGGTGCTATACACGCTAGGAAAATGTTGATATCCGTCTTCCCAACAAAAATCTACCTGGGCTCGATCACTTGTGGAATTTTCATGTGTTTTCATATCGAGCACAAACTTCTTATTCCAGAGTTTCAGTCCACCGTTTCCATATCGCAATCCATTAACATTATTTTGACCGCACCAACAATATACCTGTGTATTTGTGTTGCTCATATCAATATCTAGATTAAAAAATTTAGGATTAACAATGTTGTCTGCGTCAACAGTAATAAACCAATCAGTATCAGAAAGTTCTGCTGCGGCTTTGTGTGCGTGATCTGACCCTTTTACTCCGTGTACACGTTTAGCCCAAGGTACTTTATTACACAGGTCAGCATAATGCAAATCTGCATTAGGTTCGTCGTAGCTTAAAAATACTACATCAAATTCTACAATTTTCATTTGTATTCTATCACATAATTTTTAAATAATCTACGTGTATACACACTGAATGTATCATAATTTAAATTTTTTATTATTTTATTTTTACCAATTAGTTCATTAATTTTTATAGAAAACATCTGATAAATCCCGTTAGGATCATTGTATTCGGTGATTAAAAAATCCATAACAGTATTTCCATCCCAAACAACATTTCTTGGTTTTAGATTTATTTGATGTTTCTTGGTACCGCCAAATTCTTGAGACAATTGTATTTTTAATGTTTTGGTCTTCGCAGTATATGTTAAAAATATATCTGGTTGTGTGATATCAGTATATTCAGACGATACAATTCGATGTAACACATCGTCTAATTTTGTCAGTGTTTTTATTTCAGCTATTTCTAATTTTCCCGAATTGATGTCTATTAAACATTTTTCAATTTGTATTTCTGCTGAAATAATACTTTGTGCTAGTTCGAGATCGATTGGTACTTGGTTGATTTGATCAGTGAATGCATAGTCAGGGCCCACGCTTTGAACCTTACCAGTCAAGGGATCAAACACTGCAACATAGGTCACTTCTGGAAGTTTATATTCAGCTAACCATTTATCAAAATCTTCTATCGTTTCCACGCTATTTCCTCTAAAATATGAATTAGCTCTCTATCAATTTTATTTTTTTCTACGTAATGAACTATATCATTTTGTTGATAATTACCTATTTTCAATCGACCGTGTTTATTGAGATAGAAACCAACATGGTCACTCCATGTATCTGCTGGCCATGGCCAATTCTGCAGGAGCGGTTTCATATGCACTACTCTTGGAAATTCTAAGGGATAAGCAATATCATCGGCAATATCTAATATTTGTGCAGCTAGAGCAAATGCTTCGTCGGTTCCCATAATTTTTGGTTTATAGGCTGTTAAGAAAATATTTGTAAACTCTACAGGATATTGTATAATATATCTACCCAGATCAAAGAAGTCCTTGGTTATCGTTGCATCTTTTCGAAAAAAGGTCCACATAGAGTATAGATCGGGTAATTGATTCGCATCAAAGGTTTTTCTATAATTTCGATTAGTTGCTACATCACCTCTGTATGTGTAAACCTTGTTGGCCACATATAGATCACAATTTTCAACGAAATAATCTATCCAATGACTGTAATCTCTGGTAAACAACATATCAACATCTAGACAAACTGTATGTTCAAAAGGAGATAGCTGATCCATCCAAGATCTACCATTCCAGAACGTCTGTTCGTCCCAGGATATAATGTGATCAAATACCCAAGGACTTTTTAACTGTTCAACTTTTTCTTTATCATCTATTACCAGTGCTACTTTGTCATAACCTGGTTTTTGTGTGTTTTTTATACTAAGAGCAAGACCATATGCCAATTGCAGATAGTCAACAGTGTCGCTGTGTGATACGATAAGCAAATAGCCAAAATTCATATTAACTCCAACAATTGCTGTTGATTTCTAATAATACTCTGCTTGTTCATGATATGAATGTCAACTCCAGATATTGATGCAGCACAATAATTATTATCTAATTTATGATCTATAAGAAATGTTAAACGTCGATTATCAACACTATACAAAATATCTCTGTCGAGTGCAGATAAAATGGGTGGTAATGTTCCTAGATTAGATTCAACATACCCATCTAATATATGTTTGCTCACACTGAAAGCAATGTCATTTCTAAATTGTCGATGATCAAATCTAAAAACATCAGCATAGTGTCTATAATTTTCTTTAACGTGATTAACTGTATCAAAAAATAAGCGTGTATTTTGATTTTTAGTGAACATTATTGTAGTAGCCCAATATAATTTTACACCAGTATCTGAAATGTGTCTATCAAGATATTTCATTCTATCTTGACTGTTAATATCATTTATAGATTCACCTATCAATAAATCGCAGTCTGTATGCCAATACTTGTTGAGAACATCGGAAAATATTAAAAAGTCACTGTCTATTAATAGAGTTCTATCATATGGCGTGAGACTCCAAGCAGAGTCTCGATTTACATTTATAAACGGTACTGTGCTACTGGTTTCGCCATCGTTAAGACGTCTTTGATTATCAGTCACAGGTCTATCAACTGTGATGATGTTTTCAAAAACTGTATTAGCTATATCAAATGTTTGTGATTGTTTCATCCACGATATAGTAGAATCGTCAGTTACTAACGACACTGGCATAGACAAATGTTTTTTAGCTAGGCCAGCGCTGATAACAGCCATTAGTGCATAATCAACTGCACGAGTGTTATGAGCATAGATTAATATACCGTGTGTCATGTATCTAATAATTTTTCTACAGACCTACTTTTTTTGATGTTTTGATAATGTTCAAAATATTCATTAGTAACTTGGAAATATCTATCAAATATTTGATCACGGAATAATGTAAGATCATCTATAAGTATAGGATTTTGATTGATATCTAATAACACCACTGCATGTGTTCTACCTTTGGTAATCAAGATTTCTACAAAAGTCAAGAGATCTCTGTCTATGCGAAAAATGCCCCCATTGATACCATAGGTAAGTTTGGCTTCCGAACGTTCTTTGAGGGTTTTTTTCTGTACGGAAAAAGTCTGTTGATAATTAGAAAAATCCAGAACTTTAGCGAGTTGCTCTTGCATGTTGTCTCCTAAATAAACTGTGCAGTTTATTTAGTGGCTGAACTCAGTTGGGAAGAAATTAAGAACCAGTAACGGATCCGACAGTTACAGTAGGATTGGTGACTGTGAATACTGCACTACTAGGTACCATTATACCTGTGGCGTACAGCAAGGAAACTGATACAGTTAATGTACCATCTACACTGTCTGTATAATCTGGAACAGGATTACTCGGATGTTGGCCCGGATCTGTATAACCATCTGTGAATACCACACGTATTTCTCCAGAAGCTGCTGTACCAGAACTGTTACTGGCAACATCAACGCACCTAGCCTGTATTTGATAATTGTTAGAACCATAAGGACTGCTAGCGGTGGCTGTGTAAAAAGTTTGAAAAGTGCTGGTGGTTTTATACCAATTCGTTCCATCGTTCGGAGAAGTACCTGTGCTTGGCACAGCACCGCCAAAACTCTGTGTACCTGCCGAACTTAACAATGATGTCCAACTGGTATTCTGAGGTTGAGCACCACCTCCTGATCTAGCTGCACTGATTCGAATTTTACCGCCGCTGTTGAACCAATATCTAGCTAGATTACTGTTGGCCCAATTAAATTGTATGGTGCAGGTACACTGAGAGATCCACGCACCGGTTCTTGATTGTGAAACAGCAGTGGTTGTGGCGCTTTCTCCTGCTGCTACCGTGAATCTAAAAGTGGTGATATTGGTTGCCCAATCATCATACTGTTTCTGCGGCACATCCAACGTACCAGTATCAGGGGTGAATGTTGCTGTGTATCTGATCGTGTTACCTTCTGCTACCTGTGCTGTAGTAGGATTAACACCGTTGATATGCTTATAGGCATTTATAATATCAAATCTTAGGTTAGCCCATTCGTTGACGGTTACCTTAGTACCTTCTGCTACAGCAACACTGTTGATTCTAGCCTGCTGTCCGTATCCGGAATTTCCAGAACCGTCGCCCAGAATTGTGACTATTTTGTTTCTGATATCATTGTAATCTGCTTGTACGATTTTACTATTAACAGCTGGCATAGGAATATTTATATAATTAAGAGGCTGTAACTACACTAAATGAATAGGCGGGACTAGCCACTGTGAAAGTACCGCTAGGTTGTAAAAGTCCTGAAGCTTTGAGTTCTGATGCAGCTATAGTTAATGTTCCATTAACAAGATCTCCGGGTGCTGGAGCACCAGGATCAACATAGCTGTCAGTAAGAGTCACCCGTAAAAACAATTGTGTGGCTGTGCCTGTGGAGTTATTAGAAACATCAGTCCGTGCTTCTAGACGATAATTATTAGCGGAATACGGACTGCTTAACGAACTCTGATAATAGATTTGAAAACTATTGGTAAGAGTATAATAATTAACAGCACCTGTATCAGCTCCAAACGACTGTGTGCCTACGCTGGCTAAAAAATTAGTCCATGCATTAATCTGTGCAGTAGACGAACCTCCACTTAGTGTAGTTGTAAATCTCACTTTACCTCCACTATTAAAAAAATATCTAGCTTGATCGGCTGTGGAAAATGTGCAGGTCAGAGTGGCAGTTAATGATGTAGACCAGGGAGTACTGTAGGTCAGGTTAGCTGTTGAGTTGACTACCGACTGACTACCTGCTATTTGAAATCGATTGGCTATGGCCTGTTCTAGTATGGTATCATAATTGCTGTTAGGCGAACTTGCTCCAAATCCGATAGGATCACCGACATTTACAGTAACCACTCCCGGTAATACCCCGTCTTGATGCAATTTGATATTAATTATGTCAAATTTTATTAAATCCCATTGGGCCTTGGTGATGGTATTCCCAGTAAACACATCAGAACTCTGTACCGTCTGACCATATCCTCTAGTACCCGATCCTGTACCTATCAAGGATTGAGCTTTGTCCTGTATGGTCACATACTGCGCTGCAAGGATATTAGTCCCTTGAGTCATTACAGCACCAACGCTTCGATTAGTTTGATACCCTCGTCATCGCTGCTTTCGAGAGCAACAGCAAAAACTCTGTTGGCATCTGATGGTGCCATCACAGCACATCCGTGATCAGCAGCAATTAAATCTTGTCCCTTTTTAATTCGACCAATGACCTTGACTGGAACACGACCTTTAAGAGCCACATACACACCGCCTTCTAGATCTTTATTCATCATAAATGCAGGACTATCACTGATAACTCCTACGGCACGTTGATTTTGCGAACACGCAGTGATCTCTTTTTCTCCACCTATAACCACAACTGTACCTACAGCATATTCTCGGTCTGGAAGATATTTTTCAGCTAGGTCCGCATATCTTGCTGCTGTGGCTGTGCCGTTGAAGATGTTTGCAGTGACATTGGCACTGACATCTCTAGCAACGATACTGTATGCTGTGGCTGTTAACCGTGCTGTGCGATATTGTGTACTGGCTGTGCCGTCTGCCCATGTAGCATCCACTCGAGCATTTGTTCTATCAATGAAAGTTCTATCTACATTATCAGCTATACCAATAAACTGATTAGCTACAAGATTACCACTGCTGTTGCGTACAGCTATTGTGGCCACTGCTGATCCTGGAACTGTAGCACTGCTGTCTAGACCATTTAATTGTCCTGCATTAGCAGCCGTTGAAGCTGAACCGATCACTGCACCTGTGAGAGTTCCTACTATGTTAGCTCCGGCAAAACCAATCTGTTTAGTAGCAGCATTGATGATTACATCGTTATCGTTGGCTAGTACATTACCTTTGTGGACGCCGGTGGTATTACCTGTGACTGCACCTACCAAAGAGCCAGTAAAAGTAGTAGCATACACATTGCTCCATGCTAGTGTAGATGTGCCAAGAGTGTAAGTATTTCCAACTCCTGGGATAATTCCAGTGGGTGTTAAAATAGCTATATCACGTTCATCAGTGGTTTCGGTAACTGTGATTCTGAACGTGATGTTATTGCCTAAGCGATTTTCTACGATCACCTCATCCCCATTTTCTACTCTAACTCGAAGATCGTTGCCGTCACCTAATTGAAATCCAGGATCCTTGAAACTAACTTCTGATGTGAATATCGTTTCACCGATCTTAAGATATTGATCGCTGGCAAAGCCGCCCAGTTTATCTGCATTTGAAGCAGTACCCCAAAATCTAAAATCATCTGAGCTTACACCTGTTTGAGACTTGGCCAGTGTAATGCCTTTCTTGATTACTGTAAAATCATCGATGGCATTTTTGGTGTTGTCAAGAGTAAATGCTGTTTTGCTGGCAATGGCCACAGTTTTGTCGTCTGTGATTACTTTGAGTACAGTATGCGGACCTTCAGCTGTAGTTAAAGTTCCATAAACCACAGCTGCAGAAATAATACTGCTGCCTAGATCAGGACTGGCAATAGGTCCTACCAGGGTGAATTCAGTACCTGTGTAAGCATACAATTGTTTTGCACCCGTGTCCCACCAAAAATCACCTGTGGATAGTCCGCTGGGTGCTGATGCGCTGGCTTCTGCGCCGCTAGCTACTTTAAATCTTGCGCCATCATAATATTTTAATTTCTTTGTAGCAGTATCGAACCAAATCTGCCCTGTGATTGATTTTGGTGGTGCTGTAGTATTTGCAAAATTTTCTAGAAGATGCAGAAAATTCTCATTTTGCACTTCACCATAGCCTGCGTAATTTTTACCAATAAATCTCAGGTCGGTGGTGGTGTCGATGGTGCCGTCTGCTACCGATGTTACAAACGCACCGCTAAATTTATTGACTTCGTATGACATGCTGTGATGTTCCTAGTATGTTGTTATTTATGCTATATTATCCTTGCAGCAGCAGCCTGTCTCTGCTGCTCAAGTTGTAGATATTCTACATCTGATAAACTTGTGGGTATATTCAGTGCTTTTTGTCGCAAATGTCGAAGGACTTTCCAATCTGTCGAATTCAAAAACTCCCGCTCTTGTGCATTGGATAGATCTTTGGCTTTTTGTATTGTGATAGCAGAATCTACAGCCTTCACTGTGCTATCAGTTATATCAAAATAATGTGTTTGTGCTGCTATTTGATTAGCCTGTGCGTCTGAAATTTCTTTCACAGTTACTGATCCAGGAACGTTAGGTTGATAATTTAATATGCTAATTATCTTACTATCTTCTATACAAACATAATGCATAATTAACTCCAAATAGCCAAGTAGTTTGCTGCGGGGGTTGAACGTTGTTCTGTGTTCTGTACGTAGACTCTAATTCTGTCGCTTAACTCACTCCATGTACACCTCATCGAATCGTCTCCATTAACGCCGCCGGCATAATGAATCACCGCAATACTAGGTATGAATGCCACAAGATTAGTCATTGTTTTTCCGCTCGGAGGAAACACATCAAAAAAGTTACGACTATTATTCCACGAACCTACTTGATTTGTGAATCCAGACGTACTATATACAGTGTTGCCAGATGTAAAAGTATATTGAGGCAATCTATTATCAACGTAGGTTTTTGTAGTAGCGTGATTTGCATTCACAGGAGCACCAACTAACGTTAGATATCCAGTCATAGTGCTGCCTGCTAGAGCTACTTTGGTAGCGTCAGTGGCAGTGACTGTGATGTTTTGTGTCCCATCAAATGATACACCGTTGATGGTTCTTGCAGTTTGTAACTGTGTAGCAGATCCTGCATTTCCTGACACTGTGCCTGTCACATTACCTATGAGATTGGCTGTGATAGTTCCCGCTGAAAAATTGCCGCTGCTATCACGTGCTACTACCTTACTGGCAGTATTGGTAGTTGTGGCATCTACAGATATTGTCACAGCAACCGTACTGTTATAGGAGGCCGCCGACGCACTAGTAGCAGTGTTAACCATATTAACATAACTGCCTTTGGTTAATTGTTCCGTAGATAATGCATCCCAGACAATAGTTCCGGCCTGTGCCTTCAACACATATCCGGCTGTGCCTAATCCTAACATAGCAGTTGTACCAGCCGCTGTTTGATAAGGAATAGAACCAGCTCCGCCACCTGGAAGATTTGTAGCTGTGGTTGCTAAGGTAGCTGTAGTAGCGTTGCCAAAAAAGTCGTTGGCATAGATGCCGTTGAATTTATATCCTGTTATACCAAGATTGGTTGTGTTGTCGCCTATAATAGCAGGAGCGTTTGGTCCACCAAGGCCCAACGAAGTTGCAGAATTAACAAAGTTAACATCCGGGCCACTTGTGCCCATATCAAAATTTAAACGTCCTGTGGCAGATCTAATTGTTGGTGTACTAGAATCAACAAATAACCTAAGTTGACTACCGCTGCCTATAGTAACACCAGTGTCTGCGACAGTTAACGAATTTAATGTTCCTACTTGGTTAAGAGATGAAAGTGTTATACCACTGTTTAGAGTCGTGCCAGTCAGTGTGTCTGCGGCTGCTGTGACTGTGATATTATTAGTGCCATCAAAGTTTATACCGTTAATAGTTCTTGCTGTGGCTAATCTAGTAGCTGTGGATGCATTGCCGCTGAGTTGAGCCCCGACAAATTGATTAGCCTGTACAGTATTGAACACACTAGTACCACTATTAGCAGTAACATTACCTGTAACGTCGCCAACAAAAGTTGCGCTGATAGTGCCAGCTGAAAATCCACCTTCTGAATTTCGTGCAACTACCTTACCTATGCTGTTAGAAGATGTCGCATCTACACTCCAAGTGATTTCTGAACTGCCATCAAAATCTGAGCCGAGAATATAGGTACCTTTTTTCAGATAATTTGTTGTAGAACTTTTGACAGTGATGTTTACGTCGCCGGTAAACGGTACTCCATTGATTAATCTTGCAGTTTGTAATTGAGTAGCTGTGGCTGCATTGCCTGTGACACTGCCATTGATTTTAGCTGTAGAGGATAAGTTTATACCGACTTGTAAATTATTTTCAAATCCTGCAACACTGTTGCTGCTGTTAATTGTGAAGGCTACGCTGGTACATATGGCTAAAGGAACACCGTTGGTTTCTAAAAATATCACAGGCCGAGCAGTACCGTTGACATCATTTATAGTTGCCGATCTTGCTTTAGTAGAAAGAAATCCTTCAACTGACTCAGGCCCTATCAATCGCCATTCAGTGCCGGTATAGATAAAAAGTTGATTGATTGGTGTTTTTAACCATAAGGCACCTGCATTGGTGTTAGGCGGTTCAGTGACACTGACTGTGGCTGAACCGATGGGATTCCATTGTGTGCTGTCATAGGCATAGGCAGTGTCGTCTGTGGTATTGAACCAAATTTGTCCAGTGATTGGTCTCGAAGGAGGTGCTGTATTAGCAAAGTTTTCTAATAGAAACACAAAATTTTCATTCTGTGTTTCACCATAACCTACATAGTTTCTACCTACTAATCCTACGCTGGTGGAAGTATCTATGGTACCATCGTCTAACACCACTAACTGTGTGCCATTGAATCGATTGATAATATACGACATTTAATTCGCTCCTAGTTCTTTTATGGAGGCAACACTGTGTCAGACTGCCATGCCCATACACCGCCTACTATTTGAAACAGTTTGATAATTCTTGTCACAGACACACTAGATGCTGAAATAGTGGCTGTAGGGAAGCTGATGTTTGTTAATGCCAGACCAGTAGCACCGAGACCGTCGGTCTGAAACGATGCAGTTGAAAATGCGGGAGGTAGAGAATTAATATCTAGACTTTGTGCATTATTACTGATCAAGTTACACAATAGTCTTGCATATGTGCCTGCGCGATATTCAGCGACCGGAGCAAGATTGTTTAATATATTAGCAATTATATAAGTATTGGATTTACCATCAGATAGATCGATACTGAGAATCACAGGTCTCGATTCTATTCTGTTATCAGTGTATTCTTTGGTCGCAGCATCTTGTGCAGCAGTTGGGTCAGCCATGCCGGTGATTTTTGGAGAACCTATCAGCGCCACATTGCCGGATCCGTCCGGTTCTAATTCAATATCAAAATTAGACGACACAGTGCTGATTCTGTGATTTTCCAATCTCATTTGTGTAACTGGCGGAACACCAGGACCTACGTTTAATACGTTTTGTGTACCAAAGGCGGTTACACCTGGGATACTAGTAATTGCAGATCCTAGACTGTTGCCATCAATAACTTTTGTAGTGCCGATGTATATTCCCTTACCCGCTGCTAGATTTAATGTTTCAGAAATATCTAACCAGTTGCTGGTATTATTATAAGCAATGGTTTTATCTGTGCTGCCCTTTATGGTTATGCCTGCGCCGTCGGCTGTGCTATTACTGGGACTGCTCACATTGGCAATAATAACATTTTTATCTTCTACTGTAAAGACGCTGGTGTTTAGTGTAGTAGTAGTCCCTTCTACTGTAAGGTCTCCTGTTACCACAAGACTACCCCCAGTGGTTATCACACTGTCAGTAAAAGTGGGATAAAGGTCTATGGTTCTAGCAGCGGCATTGATAATTATGGCGTTTTCTTGATTAATACCTTTACGCACATTTAATAAAAGGTTCTTATCAGTAGCTGCGTTGGAAATAAACACATCTCCGCTGCTAACAAAAAGATTGGCTTGACCTGCTGATCCTACCACTAGTCCTAGATCTGTGGTTATCTGGATCTGTCCGTTGATAGCATTGGCAGTGTCTGTTCTCACATATGTAGTAGCCAATGCGCCGCCAAGTCTTTCACTGTTGGTGCAGGTCACTGCAAATTTCAATCCTGCTAATGTGCCTGCGTTAAATCCCGGCTGTATGCTTCCAGAAAATCCTATGATTTCTATCTTTGGAGTAAAACTGTCTTTAGCAAAAATACCCAGCAATATACCATTGTTGTATAGAGAAGTTATAATTTTGGTTTGATTAAGTGTATCTAAAATGCTTTCGACTTTCAATCCACTCAACCCCTGTATGGCACTGTAGGCTGGTGCCAATAGTATCGCAGTGGCTCCATCAAAGAAATACAACTGTTGTGCAGTGTTGTCGAACCAGAGATCACCTATGGCCAATGTTGACGGTTGCGTACTGGATATTGTTGCTGAACTGACCGGTACAAAATCAAAACCGTTATATATTTTAAGTTTTGATTCACTAGCATCAAACCATAATTGTCCTTTGATAGGGTTTAATGGTGAGGTGGTGTTGGAAAAATTTTCCAATAATTTCACAAGATTTTCGTTGAATGCTTCGCCGAACCCGCTGTAGTTTTTTCCAATCAATGTTAGATCAGTGGATAAATTGTCTATTTGTCCATCAGCAACTGTTGCTACTATAGTACCGTCTGTTTTGTTTATCTGGTATGCCATTTGTAATTTCCGTTTAGAAAGCCGGAGGTCCGGATCTGATTATATAATTTATGGTTAGAAAAGGATTCATCAGACCCACAGCAGTTCCAAGTGTAACTCCTACTGGTTTCTTAACTCCGCCCGAATCCTTGAGATACTGTGCCTGTCCTGGTGCTGTCGGCCCTAGTCCGGATGTAGCCAACGGGTCGAGAGTGGTTGTTACTGCCACTGCGGAATAGTCTTGTGTAGCTGATCGCAGTGTGTGACTGTGCTCAGGCAGATTAGCTAGTGTTAAGCTCACTGAACTCTGTCCAGCGGATCCTGCAATCACAGTGGCCTGCACGTCAGCTACCCTGCCTGCTGTTCCGCCACCAGCATCTACATATCCACCTGTAGCCACAGGTATGGTACCGGCGTTGTCCATGTTATCTTTGCCCAAGGCAAATCTACCTCGGAGATCCGGTAGTCTAAATGTGTTGACTCCAATCAACGGTGCTACACCGTTATAAAATACACCTATGATGTCGAATAAATCTCCAAATTTAGTTCGTTCAATTTCAGACCCATCACAAAACAGATATCCATCTGGTGCGGTGGCACCTGCATAGGGAAGTATGGCTCCTATAGGAACTGCAAGATCTGCCATGAACGCTTCCCTAGTTTGTTTGAGCAAGCCAGAACTAGACAGTGCTGCTTCACTGGGTCTATAGGTTAATACAAAATCTCCCTTTTTGCTTATATTTGGCGACGGAGCAGATTTAGATGAGATGATATTTGAACTTAATGTGCAATTAAATATTTTAGTAGAAGTACCGATCTGTCCGTCAAATTGCACAGCAGGCGATACCACATCCCCTGCAAGTTGAAAACTGGTTATGGTAGATAACGCTGTGGCAGTATTGGCATTCCCGCTGATGTTTCCATCTAATACTCCTTCAAGTGTGTCTGCAATTACAGTCTTGGCTCTTACAGTATTCCATCGTTTCAACGCAGTTCCAAGATCATAAATGTTTGTAGTTTTGGGCTGCACAATATTTGTCTGGAGTGTGCCTGTAACATCTATACCACTACCTACTATGAGGTTCCTGGCGACGGCCATGCCGCCTGTGGTTCTGATACTGCCGTTGCTGAAATTAGTGCTTTCAGTTGTGTTGTTGACTATCAATGATCCAGAAAACACTGCACTGCCGTCAACATCTAGTGCTTGAGCAGGATTAGCTTGATTAATGCCTACTCTATTGTCAACTACCTTAATGATCGTAGAAGGTATACCGTTTCTATTAGTTTGTATGTCTATGGAACTACCGGCTGCAGAATTATAGATTTTGGCCGCAGTAGCTGAAGCAGACAAACTAAACGCACCGTCTATACCCAGGGTGATACCGTTGTTGTTTCTTACATTCAATCCAAAATCTGTGGTGTTTATTACATCGGTTCTGAGAAATTTACCAGCTTCGACTTCGATGCCACCTACCGATAATGCCTGTGCATTGCGAGCTGTGCCGTTGAGTACTGGCAAAAATCCGCCAACAAAATTTGCTATCTCGGGACTTGTTGCAGGAGCATTGATGTTGATGCCCGCTCGTATAGTGTTAAATCCAGAAATAATGGTTTTAGGAGTAAAGCTGTCCTTACTGAAAACGATTACTGGAATATCAGCTATGTAAAATATCAAAATAAATCTATTGATGTTGTCAGAATCAGCTACTCTTTCAATCACTGGACCATACCGCAAACCGTCCACCGTGCTTTCAACCGGGCCTACTAAAATCCATCTAGTGCCTGTGAATATTCGCAATTGTTGGTTGGTAGTATCAACCCATAATTCGCCCACTTTGCTGTCTTCGACTGCAGGTTGACTAACGCCTTTTTGTATACCAGATGCTGCTTTCCAATCAGTATTGTCCCACAGCATCATTGTGCCATTAACACTGTCATACCATAATTGGCCCTCTATGGGATTAACTGGTTCGTTAGGTGATGCAAAATTTTCTAACAAATTTAAAAAATTCTCTGCAATGATCTGTCCATATCCAGTAACGTTACGTCCAGGAAATGTCAATGTGGTATCTGTGCTGGAAGTATTATCGAACACTGTCAGCGGACTTTTATTTTCTTTATCAGTGAAGTTAACTATGTATGGCATGATTATACCTCAGTGAAACCAGTTAGGCTTTGCACACGTATAGTGTAGTCAATCTGCAATAGTCTATTCAATGATTTTTGCACAGGATGAAATATCACATGCGTGAGTAATTTTCCTTCAGTGCCGTTAGGTCCTAGACTCTGCAATCCCAATTCATCAAACACAAATTCGCCATTCATATCGACACTGTTGTCGAATGCTTCTTGGCCTAAAGGTTCGCCATAATCCAACAGGCAAGTGATCAAAATATCACTGTAGGTTGCACCGCTGATGTGACGGATTTCCATCTTGTTTCTCACTGGATCTTGATTTTCAATAGCATTCTGATCTACTACTTTTTGATAGGTTTGATTATATAGGCTGGAATTTACTCCCACTGTGTTGGGCGTGAGATATGTGATAAGCCCCGTGGGATCTACTGTGGTTCCGCCTGTGCCAAAAATCATTCGATATACTGTACCGTATCCTTGATTACTGAGACTGTTTACCATGGCTACGCTCATATTTTCATAATGAATGGCGTTGCGTTTGTCTACAAACACTTGTTTGGTTTCAGGATCAAGTATTTTGATATGCCCTTCGAAGTGAAATCCGCCGGTTTCATTGGGTTTGTTTTCAGAATTCTGTGGTGCTGTATCTGGATTTTTTGACATATTATTCTCTTGTGTTTCCATCATCATGTATTTATTCAGGCAGTGCCGTGGTCTTTTCGCTAATGAATCTAGCTATTGCAGTGTTGTTATCTGGCAATGGTATACCTTTGCTGGCGGTAATATCACCTCTCTCATACCAGGTTTTACCCTGTCGTCTTAGCACACTCACTCGTGTACCTGCAGGTAATGCAGTTGTGAGTCTTATAAAAGCTGTAGCGCCGTCTACACTAAATTCAGCTTCTTGTAGTTGATCAGCTTCTGGGCTGTAAGCACCGTTGGCTTCTATCCAAACACTCTGTGGATCTTTGCGTAGTCTGCGGCCGCCTGCAAATACTTCTATTTGATCACACGGTCCATATGTAGAAGGTATGGCATCTCTGTACCATGTATTTCTAGCACCGACACTAGGAATGTATGTCAACGGGCCTATTAATTGTGTGCTACCATCACTGACAAAATCTGTACGTTCTTGATTTTCATTGTACGGTATGATTTCTGAATATCCCACGTCAATTACTGCCGTGCCTGCTGCATAACTATCAGCAATAGCTGTGCCTTGACTGCCTCTACGCAACTGACCTAATGTGTTACCATTTTTGGTCATGTATTCAATGCGTTCTCCGGCGATCGATATCACCCCCGGAACATTTCTCGAGCTGATCGGAGCGCTGAGACCTGTGGCATCGTCTACTTGTATTTCACTGTCATAATAATTTAAAATTTTCTGTAATTTCACTGTGCCTTTGACGTATCTGTTATAGTGATATACATTCAACATGTCTTTGTGAATCTCATAAGCCACTGGCAGGCTAAATGCATTTCTGCTAAAATTTAGAATTTTAATATCATCATTTAACGTCGATGCTGTTTTTAAATAAACCACTGCTCGAGGCAGAGACACATAATAGTCCTTTTCCTGTCGAAGTCGTTGACCATTTTTATAAACCCAGACATAGCTGGCAGATAATGGAGGTCTAGACAATTGATATTGCACTTTACCACCAGTTGTCTGATCTGCGATGATATCCAACGATGGATATTCGTTGAACCATGTGATATCTATTTTAGAACTGGTAGAATCGCCTGTGTAGTTTAAATTCACTGCGGAATCAATTATTAGCCTGTTGTCTTGTATTGCGTATTCCGACCGTGTGTCATTTTCAATTTTGATATTATCCCCTAGCACCAACGATTCAGTACTAACTGTTAATACTTTTGTAGGACCATCAAACACCCAATCTCTAACATATGTTTTCAATATGCCGTTAATGTAGACGTCAATGTTAGACGGAAGTATGCTTCCTCCAGACTCCAACGGATCTTGACCCAGTATAAAAACATTGTTAGTACCATTGTATACAGCAAATAATGTATCTGGACCTCTCAGCACAACATTGTTGGCCTCAACAATTATAGAACTCACAGCCGATCCACGAACTAACTCTGTGAATCCATCTATATCAAAGCTGCGTGTACTACCTTCAAAATACACAGTTTGAGAATTTACCTGTACTATAGATACTCCTGTGCTGTCAGTGTCAGTGGTAGCTTCAAAGCAGACAATTTTTATCACATCACCTGCTAATGGAAAGATACCAAAATCTATCAATGTTCTGCCAACAGCGTCTACTACATCTGTGCTGTTACGAAAGCCCACATCAACCGCTAGACCATTAACTGTGACAAACACTTGAGATGTAGTATCGTAATTGGCATTAGTTAAAAATAATCCTGTATTGCCATCTGCTGTGTAGGTTTGATAATCTAAAATTCCCAGGCCGCCTATGCCGATTGATAAAATTTCTACCACTAATCCGTCTGCAGGGGCTGTGACAAACTGTACAGTTTGATCTTGTTGATCTATAACATAGTCGGTATTCAAAATTTTAGGCACATTATTCACATATACAAACACAGATTTAGATTCTAGTATAGTCTGACCTATGGCATAACTGGTGTCGATGCCGTCGGCCACAGTTATTTTAGATTGCAAAGGTGCATCACTAGGCACTGAACTATTGTAAACTTTAATAGAAACACTCTCTAATACTTGACCTGGTACGTTTTCTTCAGGTGCCGGAACATGATCGGGTTCGATAAATTTTCCGCCTGTGATGGCAATTTCTTCTGCGGTTGTTCCAGTGGCTGTGACATAAGCACCGCTTATTGCTGACAGCGAACCGCCACTAAGGTTAGTATCTAAAATATTGTCATCTGTGATAGAAACACTACCGTCACTTTCTATAGGTCGGAAAATCAATGTATCTTCATTGTTGACTAACAAATATTGACCTATTTGAATCCCAGTAGCGGTGCCATCACCTACAAATGTCGGCATTTCTGCAGAAGGATTTATCCCTGTACTAGAATCATTATTAGCTGCATAAAATTCGTCGT